CTAGTGCTTATGGAGCAGAGTCCCTAATCTTTGAGTATCCCGGAAATATTGTCGAAGCTCAATTTGCAGAAAGTGCCGAAGATTCTGCAACCAGATTCTTTGTTCAGGGTAAAGACTCTAGATTAAACTCTGATGCCAGCCAGCCATACTCTGCTGCTTCAAATCACAAGCTACTTAGAGAAGGCTGGCCAATTCTGGATGCAACGGATGATTTGGACGCTGCAGATGAAACGGTTTTGTGGAAGCAAGCTTCTCGTCTTTTGGAAGAGTCCGTACCACCAATTAGTACCTTCACTATCTCGGTAAATGGGTCTGCATTCCCTAAGCTTGGCTCGTACAAGCCGGGCGACTGGTGTTCTGTAAAGTTAAATGATGACTTTGTCTCGTTAAGAGCAGACAGCTATTTAGAGCAAGACTACGGAAGCGACTCGGGCGTTTTGGTCAGGAAAATTATTTCGTACACGGTGAGTGTTCCTGACACCCCCAGTTATCCAGAAGAAGTCGGACTAGAGCTAGTAACTGAGCCATCAATACCTATCTCTGGAGTAACAATCATAGACGGGAAGCCATTCAATGGGGATTAGAAGACGACGTAGAAAACTGACGACTCTAATGAGCCGTCTAGACCAGCGCATTCGCTCTGTAGAGCTTAGGCCAGTAAACCTTCTTACAAGCGGCCAAGTAGAAGCACTAGTAGACCCTGATGCAGTAGTTCCGTCGCCAGAAACTGTAGTTAGCGCGTCTGCTCCTTGGCAGTTCAGAAAAATTCAAGATGCTTACATTTACCCCAAGGCTGTTGGCTACTCTACTGACCGCGTAGAAATTTATTTGGAGTCTGACCTTGGAGCCGAAGTTGGTGACCGCATCGAGGTTTCTGGAATCCACTGGGCAAGCAACGAGCCAATTGATGTTGATGGAGATAACTTTACTATCCTCGAGGTGGACACTCCTCCTTGGACAGGGAGAACCCTACCTAACGGCACCACTAGACATGACCCTACTAGTGACCAGTTGGCTGGCGTAACTATTTCAAATACGTACACTTTTAAGCCCGACACAGCTGCTCCGACTACATGGAGTTCTAGAAGACGACTACAGACTCGTAGAAAAGTTGACTCTTACTCTGCCACGGGCACTACAGTGACGCTAACTATGAATGCAGTTCACCACTTTGAAGTTGGCGACATTATTAACGTAGATATATTTTCTGAGAACTCTACTCTCTATGGGGCAGACGGGCTGTTTGCTGTAACAGCTGTAACTAGCACTACCATTGAGTACGAGCTGTCTGCGGGAGTAGCTAGCCCTACTGGAACAGTAGACGTTTCTAGTGCAAGTGTTTATGTTTTCCCTGTTGCCAGAGAGTGGGCCCAAGATGGCTCTATTTGGGTTGACAGCTCGAACGACAAGACTTACTACTGGGACGGAATTCGTTGGGTTGACTACACTCCAAGTGTTTCTGTCGGCCAAGACGGGGACCCGCCATCACCAGTAACCAGCTTGTCTGTCACTAGCGAGGCAGGCTTAGCGGGTGCTACTTATGCTCCTTATGCGATAGTAACTTTGTCATGGACTGCTCCCACAACTAGCGCGTCTGGTGACCCTATAACAGACCTAGCTGGGTACAAGATTAGGTGGAGAAGAAGTGCTTCTGAAGACTGGCGTTCAAAAACTGTTTTTGACTCTACCATCACTAGTTATACCCTTGACGATGACGCAAATCTTACGCAAAACACTCTCTACTATTTCGAAGTCTATGCTTTTGATTCGGGACTGCAAGACTCTACTGCAGCAACTGCTACCCACACTACTGGACTTTCATCAGGCGACCACACTACATATCCGCCGACTGCGCCAACAGCTACTAGTCGTCTAGGGACAATTACTGTTTCTTGGGACGGTCGTCTATCTACAGGAGTCAGTACAGTAGCTGCTCCTAGCAACATTGTTTCGTTAAACGTTTATATGTCAACTACCAGCGGATTCACGCCGGGGCCTTCTAACTTAGTTGAGCGAGTTAGGGTCTTTGGAGGTATTGAAGCATTTGCTGTAATTACTGACCTAACGTACAGCAACTCTTATTACTTTAAAATTACAGTTTCCGACACAGCAGGAGTAGAGAGCAACCCTTCAGCCCAAGTGACTGCTCAAGTTCAGCCTCTTGTTGACGCAGATATTGTCAACTCAACCCTAACCAACTGGCCATTTAACGGAGGCGTTGTGCCCGCTGGTGCCCTTGCAAGTGGTGCAATTAATGCGTCTAATCTTTTTGGAAATGATGTTATTGTGCAGTCAGCCATCGCTGCTAACGCTATTGGGGCAAATGAAATAGCGGCTGGCTCTATCATTGCTGGAAAAATTGGAGCGAATGCTGTAACAGCAGCCACCATAGCGGCTGGCGCTATTTCAGCAGACAAAATATCAGCTAACGCTGTTACTGCAGACAAGATTAATGCAGGTGCAATTACTGCAGTAAAAATTGCTGCTGATGCCATCACTGCAGACAAAATTGATGCTGGTGCAATTACAGCAGAGGCAATTGCGGCTCAGGCTGTTACTGCTGCCAAACTAGAGTCTGACCTAACCCTGTCCAATCTAATTAAAACGGGAGATGCTGGAACGGCTCGTATTGAAATTAGAGGAAAAGACCATCCGTATCCTGGAATTGTTTCTTTTGATGGCGGTGGTGGGACCACCTTTAGATTCTATTCAAATGGTGTTTCCTACCTAGATGACGTTTCTGTTGCTGGAACTCTAACTGGTGGAACAATTAGAACTAGTTCTAGTTTCCCTAGATTGGAACTAAATCAATCAACAGCCTCTCTGAGAATGAGATACAGCTCTGGTGTTGAAGCCGAGCTTAAAAATGCCTCATGGGGCGCATTTATTGACGGTAGCTTTGGTGTTTCTGGTATTGCTACTGGTAACGCTTATTCATACAACATTAGAGGAGATGCTTTTACTGGAATTTTTGTCAGAGGAAGTGTCTATTCAACGTCTGACGAGAGACTAAAAACCGATATTTCTAACTCTTCATTGGGACTAGACTTTGTAAATAGCCTAGATTCAGTGGAATTTTCATGGATAAATGATTCTCAGAAAAAGAAAAATCTTGGTGTTATTGCTCAGCAAGTTAAAGAAACTTTAGATAGTACTAATCCAGAACTTTCTGATTATTTTGTATCTGCTGATGGCTCTGAAAAATTGCCTAATGGGGAAGCAGCCTATGGGGTACAGTACAACAGGTTTATACCTGTCTTGTTGAACGCGGTTAAAGAGCTTTCAAGTCAAGTAGAAGAGCTAAAGAGTGAAGTAGAATACCTAAAAGAAAGTAAGGACAAATAGACAATGGCAACTATTCAATATGTAGTTAAAGAAAATGAATCTTCAGTTATTTCTATATTTCGTCAAGTGATGGATACAGATGGAACTACAGTTCTTTCCGAGACAGAGACAACAATGGCTGAGGTTAGAGCAGTAGACGAGGCTGCTTTGGGTTCATACTTTGAAGCTCTAGCCAACAAATTAGACGAGGCCTCCACTGCTCTAAGAGATGCAGACGACAGACCTAGCGAAACTACGTACAACAAGTGTGGCGTAGCATATATGGGTCTTCAATTGCTACTTTCTACGTTTGATAAGACGATACTACCTCCAAGCAACACTTTGTAAATAATGTACTCAGTGAAAGACGGAGATAGGACACTCCAGTTCAACGGTACTCTGCTCGCCAAGTCCACGTCGGAACGCAGGGGAGCTCACCGCTGGATTGAGTTCGAGCTATATAAAACAGAGAGTGGCTCCTACATCCTGTCTCGCATTGGCGTTTCGCTTATGTTCCACGGAGCTGCTTGCTCTCTTGTCTCTAAATACAAACTGACTGAGGCACCAGCAGAAGACCTACTAAGAAGAGCAGTGGCATGCGAAGAGTGTCAACCAGATGACAGCTTAGATTTAGTTTTCCCAGAAAAGTACAGGTACTGGGCCCAAGTAAGTGACCAGCCAAACGCTGTCCTAGATGCCCTATATAAATATGATGACAACGGCGCTTATTATTTAACGAGTGTCGCGCAGCGTTTGCTGCAACAAGCTGCTAAGGTGGACTCAGACATTGCAGAAGTGTATAATGTCGAAATAATCCCTTAGGAAGAGACACTAAATGACAGAAGGACTAGAAGGAGTTCAACTCCACCTAGTTGATTCAGTAGAAAAAGCTCACGACTTTATTCGCTGGCTCGGAGAGCGGCGTCCAATGAACGCCATAGCAATTGACACAGAGACTGGCGAGCTTCCAGGAAATCCTCGTAAAGACGCACTTTCTCCTTGGCACGGACGTCTACGTCTGGTTCAGGTTGGAGATGCGCGTCAGGGATGGTCTATCCCTTGGGAAGATTGGAAGGGCGTCTTCTATGATTCGATGAATAGATTTGACGGTCCCATTGTCTGCCACAACATCGCCTTCGAGGCTAAGTGGTTTGACCAACAGTCAACGTGGAAGATGCCTTGGCACCGTGCCCATGACACCATGCTTATGGCAAAGCTCATTGACCCACTGGGCTCTGGTGCTCTCAAAAATCTTACGGAAATGTTTGTTGACCCGAGGGCTGCCGCACTGCAAAGCTTGCTCGATGTCTCTCTCTCGGAGAATGGTTGGACTTGGGGGACAGTTCCCGTAAAGTTCGAGCCCTACTGGTCTTACGGTGCTCTCGATACAGTTTTGACAATGAAGCTGTTTGAAAAGTTCTGGGAAAAGTGTGCCCCTGGAAAGCCTTACCACTATGCATACGAACTCGAAATGAATACTCGTCGCATAACTACTCAAATGGAGCTAAACGGTGCTCGTCTAGATTTGGAGTATTCAAAGCAGAAGTACGATGACTTGCTTAAGTACACCAGTGAAGCAGCTGATTGGGCTAAGAGCACTTATGGGATAGGCATTGGCAGCAATCAGCAGCTAGTTTCACAATTTGAAAAGCTAGAGGTAGAAATTAGCGAAAGAACTGAAAAAGGTCAGAAGTCTGCTAATGCCGACCAGCTAAAGATGATTGTTCGTGATGGCAACGCCGAGGCTCAGCAGTTAGCTAAGACCACTCTTAACTACCGCCAAGCACTCAAGCTTGCTAATACTTATTTCCTAAACTTTATTAACGACAACATCGACGGATTTGTTCACCCATCCGTAAACACCATGGGTGCTCGCACTGGACGCATGTCTATCCAGAACCCTGCACTACAGACATTGCCTAAGGGGGATGACGTAGTTCGTCGTGCCTTCCTCCCTAAGGATGATGACCACGTAATTATTACCTCCGACCTTGACCAAGTCGAGTTCCGCATGTTTGCAACCCTGTCTCAAGACCCAAACCTGATTCAGCTATTCTTGCGTGCAGACGCGACTGGCTCTGACCCATTTACCGAGATTGGTAGGGAGGTCTATCAGGACCCATCGATGGTGAAGTCTGATAAGAGACGTAACTTGATTAAGGGCGTTGTGTATGGGCGTCTATATGGTGCAGGTGTTGCTAAGCAGGCACTTACAGCTGGCGTACCAGAAGAACAGATGCGTGCAGTATCTAACGCTTTTGATGACAGCTATCCGGGCATGCAGCTATTCCAGAAGGCCGTAGAAAAGAAGGGTCTTGAAAGACTACAAACTGAGGGTCAGGGATACGTTAATACATGGACTGGCAGAAGGCTCCCTTGTGACGAAGACCGCGTCTACACACTAGTCAACTATTTAATTCAGGGCGGTGCTGCGGAAATTTTTAAGTCTAACCTCGTGAAGCTAGACCAAGCAGACCTAACCGATTTGCTAATTGTCCCTGTTCATGATGAGATAGTTCTTAATGCACCTCGCGAGGACGCTGAAGAAGTCAAAGAGCTAGTTAAGAAGTGCATGACTACAACTGAAGGGTGGGCAGTGCCGCTCACCGCGGATGCTGATGGCCCTCTAGAGAATTGGGGTGCGAAGTATGCGTAGAAAGGCTAAAAATGACTACATATGTTTTAGCAATTGACCCCGGTAAGACTACAGGGATGGCCCTATTTAGCCGTCAGGACGCCTCTGAGCCTGTTTTAGAGTGGTCCAAAGAGCTAGAGCAGCATGAAGTCGCTGAGACCGTACGGAGCGTCCTGTGGTCTCCTGAAAAGCGACATCACGTAGATGTAGTCTGTGAACGATTTATTATCAATGCTCAGACTGTTCGCAATTCTCAAGCGCCTTTTTCTCTAGAGGTGATTGGAATTGTTAAGCAGTGCTTATACGACAATGGTAGGCCTATAGATGATGTCTACTTTCAAGCTCCTGCGGATGCAATGAGTATGTTTGACAATAAAAAGCTTAAAAAACTCGAATATTGGCACGTTGGAGGGGGCGGACACGCCCTAGATGCCATTAGACATGGCCTACTTAGGCTTGTAAAAACGGGCTGGAAGCCAATAAAACTTCTAGAAAGTTAGTTATTATCAGAAAAAATCACACAAACAGACATTTTCTGTGATAATATATACGTAGTGACGGAATGGAGGCCCTGTTGGGCGTTTTTGTGGAATTAGAAGACAACCACATCATTATAAATGCTGAATGGCGTTTAAAAGAGGTATGTAGGGCTCTCCCGGGTGCCAAGTGGGACAGCAATAAGAATGTTTGGCGTATTCCAGTCTCTTGGACTGGTTGCCTATCTCTCCGCTCGACCTTTGGCGAACAGCTAGAGATTGGCCCCGAGCTGGCAAAGTGGGCTGTAGAGGAAAAAGCCAACAGAATTGACCCTTGCAACGTACTACGAGAGCTAGAGTCGTCTGAAAGCGGCGATGAAGACTTATTTCCGCATCAAAGGTCTGGCGTTGAGTGGATGGTTAAAGCTAGACGAGGACTACTGGCCGACGAACCTGGTTTAGGCAAGACTGCTCAGGCGATTAGAGCACTAAAGCAGTTCCATGACAGTGGCGAAGAAGTTTTCCCTGCTTTGATAGTTTGCCCCAACACGCTAAAGACAAACTGGGAAAGAGAATTTGACCGTTGGTGGCCGGGAGTTGATGTTCAGGTAGTCAAGGGCACGGCAACTCAGCGTCGCAAGGCGTTTGACCACGAAGCTCAGGTCTACGTAATTAACTGGGAGTCCCTAAGAACTCACTCAAGGTTGGCACCGTACGGCTCTGTTGCACTTGCCCGCTGTGTTGACTGCGGAGGTCATGACACTAAGGTAACCCCTTCCCGATGTGAGGTTCACTCGAGAGAGCTAAATGAAATTAACTTTAAGTCTGTTGTAGCTGACGAAATTCACCGCTCCAAGGAACCAAAGTCTAAGCAGACTCGCGCTTTGTGGGCAGCCTCTGGGAATGCAGATATTAGATTTGCTTTAACAGGAACTCCCATAGCTAACAACGTTGTAGACCTCTGGCCAATTCTTCACTGGCTAGACGACAGGGAGTGGCCAAGTAAGACAAAGTTTATTGACCGATATGTGGACACCTATCAAAATGCATTTGGTGCCATGATGGTCCTCGGGCTTAAGCCTGCTATGGAGTCAGAATTTTTTGCTGGGATTAACCCTCGTATGCGAAGAATGCTTAAGGCTAAGGTGCTTCCTTGGTTGCCAGAAGTTATGACTGACAGAAGAGATGTCGAAATGGGTGCCAAGCAGGCCAAGGCTTACAAGCAGATGTTGGAAAATATGATGTCTATGTTGGAAGACACTTCTGAAGAAGAGCTTCAGAGAGAAATGGATGCAGGCGCTCTATCTGGAGACATGATAGTGGCACCCAATCCTATGGTGCAGATGGGCAGGCTGATTCAGTTTGCCAGTGCTTACGGCCAGATTGAACTTTTAGATGGCGAAGAAAAAATGTTATTGTCGGACCCCTCCTGTAAGGTCGATGCTCTAATGGATGACATCAAGAACGGCGACTTTGGAACCGACTCTGTCGCTGTCTGTGCAGTGTCTAGACAGCTCATAGAGCTTCTTAGTGCTCGTATGGAGAAGGAAAACATTAGCCATGGATTGATTACTGGTGCTCAGAATGAAATGGAGCGACAGCAGGCAATCGATAATTTCCAGTCTGGTAAGACTAAGTGGATTCTATTCACTGCTCAGGCTGGCGGTGTTGGTGTCACCTTGACAGCAGCACGCCGACTTGTTATGCTTCAGAGGCCATGGTCTCTTGTTGACTACAAGCAGGCTCTGGACCGCGTTCACCGCATTGGCTCTGAGATTCACGATTCAATCCTCATTACTGACTACGTGACCGAAGGAACTGTAGAGGAAAAAGTTATTGAGACCTTGGGAGCTAAAGACTACAATTTCCAACAGATTGTTCGTGATAAAGAGCAGCTACTAAAAATCCTTAAGGATAGCTAATGACAGATGTACAGACAACCCCTGTAAGAATCTCTAACTCCGAGATTCAAACATTTAAAGATTGCCGCAGGCGTTGGTGGTTGACCTACTACCGCCGTCTAAAGCCAAAGGTTACAGAATTTACTGGTGCCTTAGCTCTAGGCTCCCGCATACACGAAGCACTTGACAGGCACTATTCAACTGGACAGGACTTGCTAGAAGCTCATGCAGACCTTGTCAAAGAAGATATGGACAAGATGCAAGCAGAGTTTAGAGACACTTCTTCTCTAGAGGCAGATGCAGACCTCGGTCGCGTGATGTTGGAAGGCTACCTAGAGTGGGTAGAGCAGGAGGGCATTGACGCTGAGCTTGACTTGATTTCTACCGAGGAAATCCTTGAGCGTCCAATGATGGATGGCAAGGTCATTCTTCAGGGAAAGATTGATATGCGTGTTCGTCGTAAGATTGACGGTGCTCGTATGATTCGTGACTTTAAGACAGTCGGCGGGTCTTTTGCTGACTTTGGTGCTCAGGCACATATGAACGAGCAGGTAAAGACTTATATGCTTCTAGACGAAGTCCAAGAAGGCGAAACAGGTGAGCGCACTGATGGTGCTATCTTTACGATGCTCCGAAAGGTTAAGCGTGGTGCTTATGCAAAGCCACCGTTCTATGACCAGATTGAAGTTCGACACAACAGGTTTACACTCCGTGCATTTCTAGACCAGCTAGAAGGAGTGCTCTCTGACATGCTCGACGTCCGCGAGGCGTTGGATGAAGGAGAGAGTCACTTCCGCCATGCATACCCTAAGCCAAGCAGGGACTGCAAGTGGAAGTGTCAATTCTTCGCTATTTGCCCACTATTCGACGACGGTTCCGCCGCCGAAGCAGCACTTAGCGATGCGTTTGCGGTCGCCGACCCTTACGGATATTACGGAATCGAAGAACAGAAGGGAAGTGAGTAAATATGTCAGACGTGGAACGCA